AGCGCTAACCATTTCGAAGGGCGACCAGTGTTTTTCTCTGATGAGATATCGTAATAATCTTTCTGACGTTTCGGCGTTGTCTTGGTTCGATGGATTCGAGACACGGGCACAATACGCAATGAGTTCCTGGATATTTTCCCCAACATAGATTTCCTCCGGTGGTTTACTATAACTAATTAATCTTACATTCATGGATTCAAGATTCCCATTACGTAATTTTCTGCAGCATTTTCTGCATAGATCTCGCTATGTTCATACAAAGGCCTGCTTTCTACAAGCTTTTCATCTTTGTACATATCAACATAAAATCCCATTTCGTTGAGCATAACATTCGCCATTCGATCGGCAAACTCTTCATCACCCCAATAGGTGCTTATTGTTGGTCCTTTGTATTTCATAGCTTAAAATCCTTAAACCTTTGTCCTGCTTCTGTTTTATCAAAGACTGGAGTATCGTCTGTCAATGTTTGTTCTTGTACATCAACATCATACAATCTCATCTTAGATCGATCAACTCCAATCACAAATCTTTTATGCTGTGTAGGGTCATTATATCTATTCTTTAATTGTTTGACCATCATCTGACCAAGTTGCTCAAGCTCTTCAGTCGCGATAAGAGCGAACATAAGATCCGCCGTAGCTGGCAGACCAAAAGACTCAGACGTATCTTCCAAACCAACATCACTATTCGAAAAGCCGCTACGAGTCGTTTGCGTGGCTGAAAATACTGGTACATCGAACTCGACCGCAAGCCCACGTAACTCTTCAGCAATTGCTTTAATGTAGTTATAACTATTGATAGCACCACCCATTCCTTTCATACGAGATGACGCACAAATATTAAGATAATCGATAAAGATAATATCTGGTTCAAATTGTCTCTTTAATTTTAATTCATTTAACAGTGCACGAAAATGACCAGCATGTGCAGAGCCTGTTGGATATTCTTTTACAATTAACTTACCTTCTGTCTTACGAGCAATGTCTTCAACTTTAGTTCTAAACATATCGCGTGACATGTTGGGTAGTTGATCAATTGGTGTATTGAGAAGATTTGCATCGATACGTTCTGCGATACGTTCTTCTGCCATTTCCATAGTTATGTATAAGACATTTCTGCCTTCTACCAGAGCGCCAGCAGCGACATGACACATATATAGAGACTTGCCAACGCCAGTACCTGCAAGGGCAATGTTAAGTGTTTTACGCGGTACACCACCTTTTGTGATACGATTAAAATAGTCGAGATCAAACGCGATACGATCTTCTTCGGTGTGATAGAAATCAAAACGTTCTTCATAGTTCTCAACATAATCGTGACCTACGTTTGTATCAAATGCAACGCCAAGAGCTTTACTTAAAAGATCAGGCAATGCACCTTTTGTCATTGTTTCGTGTTTGCCATCAATAATAGAAATAGATTCCATAATTGCATTATAGATGGCACGATCTTGACACCATTTTTCTGTAGTATCAAGTAACCATTGATCATCAATTTGTTCTTTAGAAAACAATTGTGGCAGAATATCTACTGCCATAGTGTATTGTTCGCCGCTTAATTTATCTGTCTGATCAAGTTCAATCTTAAATGATTCAGCAGTCGGAAGTTTATTGTACTTGCCAACATACCTACCAGCTTCCTTAAATAATATACGATAAACACCTTCAAAATAATCTGGTTTGATGAAAGGTAATACCTTACGCATATAGTTTTCATCAGTCAGAAGATTTCGTAAGATTGTTTGTTCAAGATTTGTCTGCAAGTTGACCTTCTTTTCTCATCTGCGCACGAATCTTGGTAGCTGAAATATTATGAATGGCTTCACCAAGATCATGCTCTGTAAATGTATAACCAACACCACGACCATAACTAATGTCAACGATGTTTGGTAATACTATTATAACAAAGTCTTCATTAAATGTAAACCCTTCTTTTGCCAATCCATCAATAATATTTTGTTTGACTGTCTCAATATCAAATGGATTATCATCTTGACCAGGCACACGAGAGTTTGCTTCACGTTTTTCTGGTACTTGACGAATCATGATAGCAACTTGACCTGTCATAGCGTGACAACGGCGAAAGAGTTCTGTATGACCATCATGCCATGGTTGCCAGCGACCGAGCATCTGTACTGTAGGACTTAATGGATCAAACTTCCATGGATTAAACTTACTCACTAATAATCACCCATTCTATATTATTTGTACTGGAGGTTTGTCTAAAGTTACCAGCTTTTGACCAATCGATTGATGCTAGCAATTGCTTTTCACCCGTAGGTAATACCATTTCTGTTTGCATACGCACTTCTGCTGGTGGGATTACCACTTCAGGTTCTTTTAAATATTCATGAGCTGCAACGCCAGCTGCAAGTAGAAGTAATACTTCCATTATTGATTCCTTTCCATATAGTTTTTGATAATAGGTAATAGTTGTGCATGAGTATCCTCAAACCATTCAGCAACATGATAATTACAACGAGATGGTTTTTCAAACATTTTGTCTGTTTGTTCAAACGTACTACCTTTTGCTGCAGGACCATTTACAGATTTACTTTTTTGTACAGTGTCCATCCATATAACATAGTCAGGAGCAAATGCGTCACGTGCTTTATCTGTTGGTGCAACAAAATCTGTCACAGCTATCTTACCTGCCATGACAACACCATCAGCGAGATGTCGCATACGTTGTGCTTGACGAATACGACCTTCTGGTGTAAAATCCCAATCATTGTATTTAGTTCTTACTTCGTCTGCATTAATATGCACGGCACCAAGTAAGTTTGCTAATGGTTTTGCAAGTGTAGTCTTACCACTACCTGGTAAACCGCATATTAAGATTTTCATTCTCTTTCCTTTAATACGGCACTACCAGATTCGATAGCTTCTCTAATAATCTCTTGTAGTACATCTCCAGCCCATAACTGTAGATCAACATTTTCGGATGTCAATTCAGAATCTGGTGATGATTCAACAAAGAAATTAAAGGACATAGTATTTTCATCCTCTTCATTGACAGTAATGGATCCAAATTGAATTACAGTTTCAGCAAATGGGCCCTCGAGAAAACGAACTAACCAATGCTGGTCACCGTCTCCTCCAGGTACAAGAGCATATGTTTCATTTTCCTTATGCGGAATCGGCGAGTACAAGCTCATTATCTCTCGTTCCTCCAATGGCAAATTTCGATTGAATGTAATCTTTGAAATCGGTTTCAGCGAAGATTGGTTCCCAAAATCCGGATTCCAATGTGTCTTTTTCTCTACACTTCGGATCGACGAGTTCTCCAGTAGTTCGATCAACACGACAGTACCAACCGTTACTAGGCTTAGCAACGTAATTGCCTGCAAGAGCGACGTCGAGTAAGCCGCTGTAAGACTGAACGCCGCCATCCCAAGACACGCTAATAGGTATTTTAGACTTCTCTTTGACATATCTAGATTTCTCCACATTGATTACAAAGTGGTAACCTTTGATCTCAGTACCTTGTTTGTCTTGTTGACGACCAAGAATCCAGATATTGTCTGCCGAATAATAGATACCAGTACCACCAGATACTACAGCTTTCGGGAATAGACCGATTTCCATATATGTATGGTTAACTGCAATCAGTGGAATATCACGCATATTCAAATAAGGTGTTGTCATACGGAACAAACCTTTGAGTGCTTTTGCTCGTGACATATCTGCAACAGACTTTTCGTTGATAGCATCTTCAAGTTCTTTTTTAGAAGCAAGGTTACCAACAGAATCAATCATGATTACGACTTTGTCTTTACGTTCGATATTTTCTAATTGACCAATCAAATCAAATTTGAGTTCTTCTACATTTGTAATTGGTGTATGAAGAACACGCGATGTATCAATGTCATATTGTTCGAAATAAGCTTGAGGTGAACCAAACTCTGAATCATAGAACAAGAGTACAGCGTCTTTATGCTTTTTCAGATAAGCCGCTGCCATAATCAGACCGAACGATGTTTTAAAATGTTTTGATGGACCGGCAAGTACTGTAAGACCTGGTGCCAGACCACCATCTACAGAACCAGACAAAGCCACATTGATCATAGGAACATCTGTGGCAACCATATCTTTTTCTGTAAAAAATTTAGAATCAGCGAGAATAGAAGATTCTTTGATCTTACTATTCTTCTGAAGTTTATCCATAATACTCATACATTTCTCCTTAATATGTGTATATTATAACACATTTTAGTTAGGTTGTACATAGTCTAATACGTTAATTGTTGGTTTAAAACCAAGTTCCTGAATGTGTGTAATGTCTGCAGTATTATCTTGTGCTTCACATGCATCACCAGGTTTATGATCAATATGTGGATAACGAATTCTTGCAACTTCAGATACTGTGTTACCAATACCACAACC